AAATATCAGCAACCACAACAACAGAGAACACAGGACGGGGTATGTCACTTACACTAGTTTATTGTGATGAGTTTGCATTCGTACAACCACCTGAGAAAGCCAAAGAGTTTTGGACATCACTATCACCTACCCTATCAACTGGTGGTAAGTGTATGATAACAAGCACACCTAACTCAGATGAAGATCAGTTTGCATTAATTTGGAAAGAGGCCAACAAAAGATTTGATGAATATGGCAACGACAAAGAAGTAGGAACAAACGGCTTCTATGCCATGAAAGCACATTGGTCAGAACACCCAGACAGAGACCAAGTATGGGCTGATGCAGAGAAGGCAAGGATAGGTGATGAGAGATTTAGAAGGGAACACGAATGTGAATTCTTAATCTATGATGAGACTTTGATTAATAGTACACACCTAGTAGACATGGAAGCAACTGCACCTGTAGAAACAACCGGACAAGTACGTTGGTTTAAAAAGCCTACGCCAGGAATGACATATATGGTATCACTAGATCCTGCTATGGGAACAGGTGGTGATTATGCCGCAATACAAGTTTTTGAATTGCCAACATTTGATCAAGTAGGAGAATGGCATCATAATACAACACCCATGAATCAACAAGTTAGAATTTTACAAGGTATTACTAAACATCTATATGATTCAATGATGGAACAAGATGCTAGTGCTACCCCACAAATATTTTACAGTATGGAAAACAACTCTATAGGTGAAGCGGCTCTATTAAGAGTTATGGATATAGGTGAAGAAAATATACAAGGTATGTTCTTATCCGAACCTATAAGAAAAGGACATAGAAGAAAATTTAGAAGAGGATTTAACACAACAGCAAAACACAAAATAGATGCTTGTACTAAATTCAAAGAATTAGTAGAAGGCGGAAAAATGAAAATTAGTTCACAATTATTAATATCAGAATTAAAGGACTTTGTTGCAAGTGGATTAAGCTTCAAAGCTAAACCTGGACAGCACGACGACCTTGTTAGTTCTTGTTTATTAATGACACGTATGATAAAAGTACTTGCAGATTTTGATCCTAAAATATTTGAAAAATGGACAGACAGAACATCAGAGCTAACACCAATGCCAATCTTTGGTTCATTCAACTAATAACTGGTGCCTGTGTGCTACATAGAGTGCTGTGTATTGGTGGTAAAAACAACTTTAGTCATGTGTGCCGTTCAACAAAAAGACGTATAAATAACACTATATGAACCCAAAAAACTCAGAAGATTTATTCAATAAAATTAGATCGCAGTTCACTAATATTAGACTAGGCGACGAAAGCGGTGCCGCAACAGCAGATCCAAGCAGTGCTGTATTTTTTGAATTTGAGTTTAGAGAAGACGCAGACACATTTGGGTCAGTTAGTGTATCAATAGCAGAAGACGGTACCATGAAAGTATTTTACAACCGTAATTTAGTGGACAAAATTGACGAAGACAGCAAAGACGAATGGTATGCATTCCTTAAAGAGCTTAAAGACTTTGCAGTAGAGCACCAATTAAGCTTCGATGTACGTGATATTACTAAAAGTAACCTAACAAAACAGGATTACAAGAATATCGCAGACACTAATCAAACGGTAAATAACGATGAGATGTCAGAAGAACTAAAAATAATTACAAAATTAGCAGGTGTTGATAAGGCGCCAGTTGCAGAAGGACTTTCGGGTACTTCTAAAAGCTCATTTGAGAACCTAGAAAAAACAAGATTAATAATTAGACACAAAGGCAAAGTTGACGAAACTGTGCCAGGTGCAAGATCAAGACAGATACAATCATTATACATTGAAAACGAAGATGGTGAAAGATTCAAATATCCAATGACACACCTAGCAGGTGCAAGAGCTATGCAGAGACACGTGTCAAATGGCGGAAGACCACATGATGAATTTGGACAACACATTGTTGCAACTTCAGAAGACATAGCAAAATTAAATTCATTCTCAAGATACGTTACTAACAAAGATCAATTGAACGATAACGCTGGTGATATTATTGAGCAAACTAAAATGAAATTAGAAAACCTAAGAGGCTACATGAGAAACATAGCTAAACAATCTCATTACGAATCAGCAAGTAAAGATTTTAAAACTAGCGACGAACAAGTATTAGACGATGAAACTGTAAACAAAATGAGAGAGAAATTCACAATGAAAAACTTAGATAGCAGAGTTGAAGATGCACTACCACTTATCAACAGAATCATGAGCGAACTAGAAGCACCTAAAGAAGAAGCACAAGTTAACGAATTAGATCCAGGTGATGAGCCAATTGATGCACCAGTACAACCAGATGTAGACCACGGTGCAGTTGTACAAGGTTATTTGACAGATCCAGAGAAAAAATTAATTTTAAGAAAAGATGATACAGCTGATAAAATGTTATCTGTAACAAAATTCAAAGACAAAAATACTATGCTAGGTTCAATACTTTCTGATATAGCATCAAGATTAATTTCAACACCAAAAGGTGAAGAAGACAGAGTGGCAAACTTTGCTTCTAGAGTAGCAGACGGAATAGAGCAAGAAGGTTCTGCTATGTTTAAGCCAGGTCCAGACTATAACAGCAATAAAAAAATTGCAGTACAGTTAGCAAAAAGATATTTAGATGACTACAAAAAAATGAAAGCTGATCCGTCATACGCAGACGAAGTGAGAAAAGACCCGCAAGACATAAACAAATTTAAAAACATTAAAGGCCAAGATTACGATAACAAAGGCAAAGCAAAAGAAGAAACAGCATTTGAATCATGGGCTGATGACGTTACAAACGAATACGTGAAGCCAACAGATTTAACTAACAAAGGTATGTTCAAAACTCAAGACAAAGACAAAGAAGAAAAAATGAACGTAACGAAAGCAGATCAAAAAGCAAACACACTAGCATACCAAAAAATGAAATCAGGTGATACTAGATATGCAGACAAGACTAACGAAGAATTTACTTTTGAAGATCTTAAACCTTTTATCGAACAGCATTTAAAAGATGGCGGAGATAAAGCTACTGCAATCGAAACAGCAATTGAAAAGTTTAACACAGAAGACAATGCTCCAGACATGGTCGTTAGAGATCCAGAAGATGAAGCAGAAGATAAAGAACAAGAAATAGCAAAAGACCAAGTTGATGCTGAAAAGATCAACACAGAATTAGATAGAATTAAGCAACTAGCTAATATCCAATAATAAAACTTCCATATTACCAATAATAGTAGTAGACAACTGATAAATATCAGTGTATATTATGTACTATATGTCTAATATACATTTAGGCAAACTAAGGCAAACTAAAACAAACATAGGCACAATAAGGAGGCTTACATTATGGCATCATTAGCTGAAATAAGAGCGAAGTTAAAATCTCAAGAAGTTAATCGCTCAACTTCACAAACAGGCGGAGACAACGCCATCTACCCACACTGGAATATAGCAGAAGGCTCAGAAGCAGTTGTTAGGTTCTTACCAGATAAGGACACAAACAATACTTTCTTCTGGACTGAAAGAAACATGATCAAATTACCTTTTGCAGGTATTAAAGGTCAAACTGATTCTAGACCAGTGCAAGTACAAGTACCTTGTATGGAGATGTACGGCAAGACTTGTCCAGTACTAACGGAAGTTAGACCATGGTTCAAAGATAAGAGCATGGAAGACATGGGCAGAAAATATTGGAAAAAGAAAAGTTATATTTTCCAAGGTTTTGTTACAACAAATCCACTAGCAGAGGACTCAACACCTGAGAATCCAGTCAGAAGATTTATAATTGGACCTCAGATCTTTAACATCATTAGAAGTGCATTACTGGATCCAGAGATGGAAGAGATGCCTACTGATTACGTAAAAGGTGTTGACTTCAGAATCAACAAAACTACAAAAGGTGGTTATGCTGATTACTCAACATCAAAATGGTCAAGAAGAGAACGTGCATTAGATGAGGCAGAGAGAGCCGCAATCGAAACACATGGGTTACACAACCTAAGTGACTATAGACCAAAAGAGCCAACTGAAGCAGAAGTTAAAATAATTGCAGAATTATTTGCGAAATCTGTCGAAGGTGAAGCTTACGATCTTGAGCAGTATGGACAATACTTTAGACCAGCGGGAATGGCTTACCAACCTAAACCCCAAGTATCAGTTCCAACAGCAAGTCCAGTAGCGGCGGCACCAGTAACTGAAGCGGCACCAGTAAGTGCACCAGTAACTGCAACTGCACCTGTTACAGAATCTGTACCAGCACAACCAACAGCGGCGGCTACGGCGGCTCCTGCAGGTGATAGTGCCAAAAGAGCAGAGGACATCTTGAAACTAATAAGATCAAGACAAGCAAAATAATCTGACATTTTACCAAGGCCCTGATGTTGACGTTAGGGCCTTGATATGCTATTATAGGATATACAAAGGATAAAATTATGACGAAAGTATTTGACGCAACAAAGTTTAGAAAGAGTATTACAAAATCAATCCAAGGTTTAGGCATAGGGTTTAGTGATCCTACTGATTGGATCAGCACAGGAAATTATGCATTAAATTATTTAATGACAGGCGATTTCAACAAAGGAATTCCGCTAGGCAAAGTTACGGTATTTGCAGGAGAATCCGGAGCAGGTAAATCATACATAGCCGCAGGAAACATTATTAAGAATGCACAGGAGCAAGGTATATTTGTTATACTTGTTGACACAGAGAACGCATTGGATGAGAAATGGTTGCAGGCATTGAAAGTAGACACATCGGAAGAGAAACTTCTAAAATTAAGTATATCAATGATCGATGATGTAGCTAAAACTATTTCAGAGTTTATGAAAGGTTACAAAGAAGCACACGCAGATGATAAAGAAGGTGCACCTAAAGTACTATTTGTTATAGACAGTTTAGGCATGATGCTTACACCAACTGACGTTAATCAGTTTGAAGCGGGTGATATGAAAGGTGACCTAGGTAGAAAACCTAAGGCATTAACTGCACTTGTGAGAAACTGTGTTAACATGTTCGGTTCATGGAACGTAGGCCTTGTAGCAACAAATCACACTTACGCATCACAGGATATGTTTGACCCAGATGATAAGATATCAGGTGGACAGGGATTTATCTATGCAAGTTCAATAGTTATTGCAATGAAAAAACTTAAATTAAAAGAAGATCTTGATGGTAACAAAGTTACAGACGTAAGAGGTATTAGAGCGGCTTGTAAAGTTATGAAAACAAGATATGCTAAACCGTTTGAAGGTGTACAGGTTAAGATTCCATATGAAACAGGAATGAACCCGTACAGTGGACTAGTGGACCTATTTGAAAAGAAAGGTATACTTGTACAGACTGGAAACAGGCTAAAATACATTGACAAAGCAGGTAAAGAACATATCGACTTTAGAAAACAATGGATCGGTGATAAATTAGATATGCTAATGGCAGACTTTAAAGAATCCACAGATTTTGCTGATAAAGAAGATACAGACGCTCCTATTGAAGTAGAAGTAAAGCCAAAAGCAAAAACTAAAAAAGTAGAACCAATTAAGGAAGAAAAGGAATAGTATATGATAGATTTTGATCACGCTGATATTGAAAGATTGTGGAATTCTATCATCCATTACGTACCCGAGAGACAAAGATTAGACATGGCAATAGATTTCATTAAAAGTTTGGAAGACATTGGAGTAGATCATGACGTACTCAAAGGATCTGCAGAGCTTGATCCAAAACTTGAGGAAGCTGTCAACACTGTGTTCGAGGAAGAAGAATCTGATGACGTGGGTTACGGCGAGGATGAATGATAAACTGGTATAATGAAGTTAGCAGAAATTTATCTAAGATACCTGACTGTGTAGCATACTTTGATGCTGAACTACTAGAAGCAAGAAAGCAGTGTAAGATATACGGTAACTTGGAAAGAGCTAGTGCATCGTTACCTGGCATAGTTGAAGAAAGATTTAGTCAACTACAACAACTTGAAGCAATACTAGAATACCTAAACATAGAATTAAGAAGATTACGATCTAAAACTTTTAGGAAATTCCTAGAAAACTATAATAAATTATTAAGCAGTAGAGACGCAGAGAAGTATGTTGACGGTGAAGCTGACGTTGTTGACATGAGTAAAATAATTAACGACTTTGCATTAATACGTAATCAATGGTTAGGCATCACCAAAGGGTTAGATCAAAAACAATGGCAGATAACAAACATTGTTAAATTGAGAGTAGCAGGAATGGAAGATGCCGATATCTCATAATAGAATAATACTTACAGACGTAGACGGAGTACTGTTAGAATGGGAACACCATTTTACCAAGTGGATGCAACTACGATCATACTTTGACAAAAATGGAAATAGATTTTATCCATACAAGTCAGTGGACACATCGGAAGACGACTACGAAATGGCCAATAGATTTGGTGTTAGTAAAGATACCATTAGACAAGAAATCAGAGAATTTAATAGAAGTGCATGGATGGGAACACAACGCCCTATGTTAGAATCACAGACTTGGGTAAAGTTACTACATGCAGAGGGGTGGACCTTTGTACCAATCACATCACAAACATCAGATGTGCCAGCACAAGAGTTACGTAAAAAAAGATTAGGAGAACTATTCGGAGAACAAGTGTTTACCAATTACCACATACTAGGCACAGGAGCAGACAAAGACGGAGCATTAGCAGACTTCCATGACACCGGGCTGTATTGGGTCGAGGACAAGCCTAAGAACGCACTAGCAGGGCTCTCTTACGGTTTAAAGCCTATATTAATTGACCATCCATACAATAGAGATTTTAATCACCCAGATGTTATCCGTGTAAATAATTGGGAACAAATACATGAGATTTTGGTAAAATGAAAGTATACGTAGGTTGGGATTCGCGAGAAGATATATCATATCAGGTATGTGAGCACTCTATCAAACGTAGAGATTCATCAGCTGAAGTTATACCATTAAAACAAAATCAGATGCGAGAGCAAGGTATGTATACTAGAGAAATAGACAAATTAGCCACAACAGAATTTACATTTTCTAGATTCTTTGTTCCTTATCTTAATGACTACAAAGGTTGGGCTGTATTTTGTGATTGTGATTTCCTTTGGAAAATTCCAGCAAAAGAACTTAACA